CCTCCTTTTCAAACAGGACCTTTTGAACCAAAGACGCAGGCAACTGATCCTAGTTCGATAACTCCTTTAAATCCTTTAACTTTTGGCATATCGAATATATTTAGAAGATAATGAACTTTGAAACATTACCAGATGAGGTACTGAAAGAGTTCTTGATGCTCAAAGAAGCTGAAGCGAGGCTCATTATTCGTGATGAAGCACAAGATAAGTTCATGCCTTTTGTTCATCATGTCTATGAAAATTTTATAGAGGGCCGACATCACCTGGCAATTGCAGAAAAACTT